AACAAGCAATCATAGATGCAGGAAGACAGCAATACGCTGGATTTACAGGAGCACCAACAACATCATTGCAACAAATGTTAGGAGCGTTTGGCGGTTCACAAACAGGACAACAAACAACAACTGGAACGTTTAATCCAGGTCTGTTTAATTATGCTCAATTAGGAGCAAGTATGTTTAAATTTTAATAAATAAAAATGGCATTATCAAATCAACAATTACAAGAATTATCTGCTTTAAGATATAAAAGAGACCAACAAACTATTACTTCTGCGGAATCTAATAGATTAAATGAATTGACTAGAATGCAATCTCAAGGTCAACCATCTGGTCAAGGTTCTTTAAGCAGAGACCAAGCAACTGTTACGCAAGATGTTCAGCAATTATTACCAGAAATCGGTACGCAAGTTGAAAATTATTTAGAAGGATTTAGACGAGACCCAATAGCAGGCTTGTTGGGTATTTTATCAGCTCCTTTAAATCCTGCTTTCCCAATTACAGGAAGCACATCTGATGTTGGTTTGTCTATCTTTGGCAGAAAGCCATTTGAGCAAACAATGCAAGAAGTAGAGCAAGATAGGGCTAGAAGATTTACTGAAGAATATGATTTTCAACAAACTCCAACTGGAGTTACATTTGATGAATCTGGAAATGTAATTAGTTCTTTAAGACCTACTTACACAGGTCCTTCAATGGAGCAAATAGGTCCTCCTAAACCAGAGCCACAAGTTCCAGCAATGATAGAAATGGGTCCTCCTGTTCCAGAAGGAATGGGTCAAACAGCACCAACACAACAATCTTTGTTAGATGTAGGACCACCAGCTCCAACTCCAGAAGAACAAGGACCTCAAACTTTTCGGCAAAGAGCTAAAGGTTTATTATCTACTATAGGTGATTTAATGGGGGTAGGAGAGCCAGATTTTAGAGATAGACTTGTTGCTGGTTTAGGTTCATTAACTATCAATCCTAATAATCCATTAACACAACAAGCTATGGCTAATATGCAAGCTAGACGTGACCAACAATTACAACAACAACGTATAGAAGGCTTGATGATGATAGAAGCATTAAAAAATGCTCAAACACCAGCACCTCTAAGCGTTGCTGAAGAAGAAGTTCAAAAAGCACTTGGTCAAGAATACGCTGAATGGATTACTGGCGGTAAAAGGCAAATGGAAACTAATGTTAATTATTTGAAAGATGCTCAAGAAAGATTAGCAGATATGACACTAGCATCTGGTCCTATTGTTGGATGGGTTCCAGAAACATTTAAGTCTTTTTTAGGCGGTGAACTTGCCGAAGGAGTTCAATTAAGGGATTCTATAAGAACAGTGGCTCAACAATCATTACGCCAAATATTGGGCGCACAGTTTACACAGTTAGAAGGAACAATGTTCTTAGATAGAGTTTTTAATCCTCGCTCTCAAGAGCCATTAAACATACAAAGGATACAACAATTATTAGATGTTATAGAAAAAACAGCAGCAGATAAAAATGCACTTGCTCAATGGTATGAAGACAACGACGGAGATTTAAGTGGATTTACATTAAATGGCGAAAATATTATGAATAATGATGTTTTTGGAGAATATGTTCTACAACAAATTAGTAATGAAATGATAAGTAAGCCAGAATGGATGGAAGATAATGTATGGGATGCTATGTCATTTGAACAAAAAGCTGAATATTTTTAATAAACATGGCAATACCTAGTAATCTAACAGAAAGACAATTAGCTGTATATCAGTCAGTTAAAGATAGACTTGAAAATAATCAAGTAGAGTCTCAAAAGTTGCGTTCATTTACGCAAGGATTAACTTTTGGTTTTGGAGACGAAATAGAAGCATATTTAAGAAGTTTGGGTGGTCCACAAGAAGAATATGAATCTATTAGAGACAACATAAGGGGAAAACTGCAAGAATATAGAGAAGCAAATCCTACAGCTTCTATAGGATTAGAAACAATAGGTGCAGTTGCTCCAACAGCTCTTTCATTATTAACTGGTGTAGGAGCGGGAGCAGGAGCTGCAAACATTGGAAGAATGGCTACATTGGGTGGTAGAGTTCCAAGACTTGCTCAAGGAATAACTACAGGCGCAGCTTATGGTGGTTTGTATGGAGCAGGAACAGCAGAAGGTGGAATTTCTGAAAGATTGTCACAAGCTCAAGAATTTGCAGGAACTGGAGCATTATTTGGTGCTGGTGGTCAAGCAGCATTAGGTATAACAAGAGGATTGGCTGCTCCTATAAGAAATGTTTTTTCTAAATCAAAAAATGAAAATGATGTTCAAAAAATTTTAGAGCAAATAGAAAAAGTTAGTGATAATGCTTATGAGCAATTAAATAAATCTAATATAAGAATTAGCCAATCAAGTGCTAGGAATTTTTTAGATGAAGCTCTTGAAGATATGAAACAAAATTTTGGATTTGACCCGAATTTAAGCGGGGTTTCAGCTCAAGCTCAAAGATTAACTCAGCAGTCTATTGATGACTTTGAAAATATTATTGGAGCAAGAACTAAATCTCTTAAAAATTTTGTTGATGAAGAAGTAGAAATATTAAGAAATAATGGTGTTTCTGAATCATTTATTAAAAAAGAATTAGAAAATTTAAATTCTTCTATTTATATGAGCGCAAGGAATCGATTTAACCAATCTCAAAATATAGCACCAAAAGAATTTTCTTTAAGAGATTTAAATGAATTAAATAAAAGATTAGGGCAAAGACTAAGAGCTGCAAATAGAGGAAATCTTGGCTTAGATGCTGTTAATATTGAAAGACTAAAAACTGCTATACAAAGAATTATAGACAGTAGCGATGAAGCATCTCCATTATGGTTAAATGCTAGAGGTCTTTGGAATACTAGAAAAAACTTTGAAATGATTTCTGAAGAATTAGATAAAGCTATAAGAAAAGTTCAAGGTTCTGGTTTGGGAACTGATAATGTTTCTATATATAAATCTATGGCTAATTCTATACTTAATAATAAATCAAAAAGAAATTTTTTGAGGGATTCTGATGTTGAAGCATTAGAAGCTATAGTTCGTGGCGGACCAGTAGATAATATATTACAAGCATTAGGAAGATATGCTCCAACAGCAAGTAATACAATGAGAGCCATGACATTAGTAGGAAGTGCTACAAGCAGTGGAGCTACATTACCATTTAGCATGTTAGCTTGGATGGCAAGAAACAGCGCAAATAAGAATATTGCTTCTAAAGCGCAAAATTTATTGCAACAGTTTATAGAAGGTGATGAAACTATGGTCCGTGAATTAGGCAATGCTTTTAGACAAGTATCTTCTGCAAGTTCTGTTGGATTATCACCTATAAGCGGTGCTGCTCAACTATCAGGCAGGGCTGCTGGACCATTAATGAGCATAAATCAAGATGAAACCTAAAAAACTAAAAGAACAAGAAATAGAAAACATTATTTCTAATGCAGTTGATGACGCTGTAGACTTTCACGAATCTGAAATATCACCAGAGCGTGTTAAAGCACAAAGATACTTTGACGGTGAAGTAGATATTGGTTATGAGCAAGGTCGTTCTAAAGTAGTCTCTACTAAAGTAAGAGATATTATTCGCTCTATTAAGCCTAGTTTAATGCGTATCTTTTTGTCAACAGAAAGACCTGTAGAGTATGTTCCTAGAGGTCCTGAAGATTTTGCCAATGCAGAACAAGCTAATAGCTATATGCACTGGAAGTTTCAAGAAATGGGTGGTTATAAAATCATCAATGATGCTTTCCATGATGCGTTAGTTAAAAAGACAGGCATTGTCAAAGTTTATTGGGAAAACTACCAAGAAGCTAAATCTTATACTTTTGAAAACCTTAATGACGATGAGTTTGCTCTGATTGTTAATGAAGATAACATTGAAGTCATTGAGCATAGCGAAACCGTTGAAATAGAAATAGATGAAACAGGCGTAGAAATAGAAAGAAAGAATCACGGTATTAAGATTCTTAAAACAGAAGACAAAGGCAAACTTTGCGTAGAGTCTGTACCACCAGAAGAATTCTTTGTAGACAGAAATGCTAGAAGCATAGATAACGCTTATGTAGTAGCACACAGAACAGAGATGCGTGTTGGTGATTTGGTAGAAATGGGATATGACTTTGAAGAAGTTTATTCTCTATCAGGAATCACAGAATCAGGAACAATGGTAGACGAAGAAGAATACGCAAGACGTGGTTACTTTAAAGACAGAACAGAAGAAAGCCATCAAGACCCATCAATGAAAATGGTTCTCGTAACTGAAGCCTACATGAAGATGGATATTGAAGGTTCTGGCGTACCTATGATGTATAAATTTATCTTAGGTGGCAGTGGTTACAAATTACTAGATTACGAAGTATGTGATGGTATTCCATTTGCTGTCTTTGAATGCGACCCAGAACCTCATGCTTTTTATGGAAGGTCTGTCGCTGATTTAATTATCAATGACCAAGACGCTACTACTTCTATGCTTAGAGGTATTCTTGATAACGTAGCTTTATCTAATAACCCACAACTGGGTGTCGTTGAAGATGTCGTAAACATGGATGACGTACTTAATAACGAAATAGGAGCTATTATCCGTATGCGTCAAGCAGGTGGTATAGAGCCTATCGGTGTACCTTTTATAGCAGGTGCAACACTTCCTGCATTACAGTACATGGATGACATTATTGAAACTAAAACAGGCGTTTCAAGGGCATCATTAGGTTTAGACCCAGATGCACTTAAAAACACTACTGCTACTGCTGTTGCTCAAACGGTATCAGCAGCTGCTGGTCAGGTTGAAGTTATAGCAAGAAACTTTGCAGAAGGCGGTATGAAGCAATTATTCAAACTTATGCTACATGAAATGATTAAAAACGCAGACGATTCAGTATTTATGCGTTTGAACGGTCAGTTTGTTCCTATAGACCCTAGAGTATGGAATACCAATATGGATATCTCTGTCAACGTAGGATTAGGAACAGGAAAAGAAGATATTAAGATGGCTGCTTTAAATCAAGCATTAGGTATGCAAATGCAAGTCTATCAAGGTTACGGACCTAACAATGGTCTGGTTACCTTAACTCAAATCAGAAATACGTTAGCTGATATGTTAGCTCTTTCTGGTGTGAGAAATGCTGATAGATACTTTACGCCAATGACTCCTGAAGTAGAGCAA